GGGTGGATACACCACAAACTACACTACAAGAGATGAACGTAGAAGATACGTTTGTGTTCGTAGGTGTTACAGCAGGTGGAGTTATGCCACAGTTAGCCACCCCTGTAGGTTTACTAGAACCACACAAGATACAAGCAGCCTTAGCTGAATCCATTTTAATACAAGACAGTCCACAGATACCTGACTATGCTCTTGCGGTAGAAGTAATAATTTTTTTAGCGTCTATTATTGCTGTTTGGGTTTTTATCAACAATTTAGGTATTGTGTTAGGTATTGCCTTAGCCTCAAGTGTAATGATTGCAACTGCCATGTATGGTTTTTATATAATTAAACAAGGCATGTTAATTGATGTTACTTGGGCTTTAATTAGCCAATTTATAACTGGTTCTACCGCATTTTACCTAAGATTTAGAGAGCAATACAAACTTAGACAACTGGTTAAAAAGCAGTTTGGCAAATACCTCGATCCTCGTATGGTCAAAAAACTACAAGATAACCCTGAACTATGCCAAGTAAACGGCAACAGAGTTGATTGCTCCATTATCTTTACAGACCTACGAGGCTTTACTAGCCTATCAGAGTCAGTAGAGCCTGAGATGGTGACATACATTATGAATAACGTGCTTGATGTACAAGTCCAAGCAGCTAATAAATTCTTTGGTTGTACCGATAAGTTCATTGGAGATGCAGGCATGTTTCATTGGAATACTATTATTCCTCAACTTGACCATCATAACCTCGCATTACAAGCTGCTAAAGAAATAGAAGCTAACATTATAGAACTAAATAAAAGATTTAAAGCCGAAGGTATACCTGAAATTGCCATAGGTGTAGGGGTTAACTCTGGTGTGTGCATAGCAGGAAACTTTGGGGCTACCGATAGGTTTGCGTTTAGTTTGATAGGTGATCCTTGTAATGTCGCGGCACGCTTGGAATCAAGCACTAAAGTTGCAGGTGTAGGCACATTAATAGGTGAAGAAACAGCAAAGCATTCATGCTATCCTTTAAAAGAATTAGATCCAATAGAAGTAAAGGGCAAGGCTAAACCATTAAGAGTATATACATGGGATTTAAACTAAATTTAATATTAGGTAGTTTGTTAATCGTAAGTATTGCTGGAAGTGCAATGTATATTAATATGCAAAAAGCAACAATAGAAAAACTTCAGATAGAATTACAAACCGCTATCAACAACCAAGCTGTTTTAGAAAATACAATTTCTTCACAAAACAACCAAATAACTGAACAGTTAGAACAACAAAAGATAAGCCAAGAAAGAATCACTCAACTAAATGAAGACAGTAAGCTTGCTCAAGCTGAAGTCAATAAATTAAGAAACACCTTTGCTAGACATGATCTTAATAACTTAGCGATAGCTAAACCAGGTCTAATTGAGAAAATTGTTAATAAAGGAACAGTAAAAGTAAATAAAGAGCTAGTAGAGCTAACTAATCCGAGGCAATTTGATGAAGAAAATATACCTAATTAGTTTAATTTTATTTACAACAGGATGTTCTTCTTTAGGTAGTATGTTTAATACAGTTGCAGTACCAACAGTAAAGCCAATAGAAGTAATAACTATTGAGAAGCCTGCACCAATGTATCATCCACCTTTACCAGGAAACATTGACCCTGCTGAAGTAAAATGGAAAATACTAAACCCTGAAACAATGCGAGAATACGTTAATAATTATGATAATGGCGATGCACCAGCAATGGCATATTATGGTTTAACGGCTCAAGGCTATGAGAATTTATCAAACAATATAGCTGATATTAAAAGATACATTAGACAAAATTTGGCTATAATTAAATATTATAGGGATAATGACCCTACTACAGAGGAAGATAATAATGAGTGATGCACCAGATGCTTTTGTTTACAACGCTACACTAGACCGAATAATTGATGGCGATACATTTGATTGTGTATTAGATTTAGGGTTTTCAGTAAAGTTACACAAACAAAGAGTAAGACTTGCAGGTATTGATACACCCGAATCTAGAACCAGAAATAAAGCTGAAAAAGTATTAGGTTTGCAAGCAAAAGAAAGACTTAAAGAGCTATGTTGCGGAAATTTTAAAATTAAATCGCTAGGTAAAGGTAAATATGGTCGAATATTGGGTATACCTTATACGGAAGATGGCGAAGATATTTGCCAACTGCTTATCAAAGAAAAACATGCGGTTGAATATTGGGGTGGCACTAAAACAGGTAGAATCACAGAAGATGGGACATGGGGAGAATAAGATGAAAACTTCTACAGAAGGTTTATCTTTAATTAAAAAGTTTGAAGGTTGCGAGCTTGAAGCTTATAAATGTGCAGCAGGAGTTTGGACTATTGCTTATGGCCGAATTAAGAAAGTCAAAGAAGGCGATACTTGTAGCCAAGACGAAGCCGAAGAATGGTTACTTGAAGAACTAGTAGAATATGAAAGCTATATAAATGATATGGTTGACGTTGATTTAAAACAATGTCAATTTGATGCTTTAGTTGCTTGGGTTTATAATTTAGGTCCGTCTAACTTAAAATCTTCTACATTATTAAATGTTTTAAATGCGGGTGAGTACAAAAATGTACCAGAGCAAATAAAGCGTTGGAATAAAGCAGGCGGTAAGGTTTTAGAAGGATTGATAAGAAGAAGAGAAGCAGAAGCTTTGTTGTTTGAAGGCGAAGAATGGGAAAATGTATAAATGCCGTATACTAAAAGAATTTTTAGACCAGGGATAAATAGAGAAGGCACTGCCTACGATAATGAGGACGGTTGGTTTGATTGTAACCTCATAAGATTTAGAAATGGTCACGTAGAAAAAATGAGTGGCTGGGAAAAACTAAGCAGTAATACTTATTTAGGCACAAGTAGAGCATTGCATAATTGGATGAGTCTAGGCAGTAACCTTTATTTAGGAATAGGCACTACATTCAAATATTATATAAAAGATGGCAGTGTATACAATGATATAACCCCTATCAGGGCTACTACTACCAATGGTATTGTGTTCGCTGCTACTAATGGCAGTTCAACTATCACAGCAACAGATAACGCGCATGGCGCTGTAACAGGTGATTTTGTCACTTTAGCTGGCGCAGTTAGTTTAGGTGGCGTAGTTACTGCTGCTGTTTTAAATCAAGAATATCAAATAGCCAGTGTCCCTAGTGTAAATACATACACTTTTGTTGCCAAAGATACTGCTGGCGATACAGTAACAGCTAACTCAAGTGATACAGGAAATGGAGGTTCTGGAGTTGATGGCGCATATCAAATAAGCGTAGGTCTAGATAGTTATGTCCCTTCTGCTGGTTGGGGATCAGGAACTTGGGGTTCTAGTACATTTGGTTCAACCACTGGTTTAACCGCAATCGGACAACTAAGATTGTGGACGCATGATAACTTTGGTGAGAACCTAATTATAAATCCACGTGGCGGTGGCATTTATCGTTGGGTAGAAAATAATGGAACTAGCACAAGAGCTTTAGATTTATCAGGTTTAGCAACCGCTAACCTAGTCCCTACACTTGGATTGCAAGTTATTACATCTGAAATTGATCGACATTTAATTGTATTAGGTGCTGATCCTATATCAGGCAGTGCTAGAAGTGGGGTTCTTGACCCAATGTTAGTGGCTTTTAGTGACCAAGAAAACGAATTAGAATTTGAACCTCTTATTACTAATACGGCTGGTTCTTTACGATTATCATCTGGCTCTAATATTGTAGGTGCAGTTAAGTCTAGACAAGAAATCATTATATTTACTGATACTTCTGTGTACAGTATGCAATTTGTTGGACCTCCATTTACTTTTGCAATTAATCTTATTAATGAAGCTACAGGTTTATTAGGACCAAAAGCAGCAATTACTGCTGATAGCGGTGTCTACTTTATGAGTTATGGCAGTTTCTATATATATAATGGCACAGTAGAAAAATTACCTTGTACTGTACAAAGTTATGTATTTTCTGACTTTAATGATGGTCAAGCTTATAAAGTTCATGCTTTTAGTAATAGTGAAAACAATGAGATAGGTTGGTTTTATCCTTCAGCTTCTGCAACCGAAATAGATCGTTATGTTATTTACAATACGCAAGAAAAAGTATGGTATTACGGAGAGTTAGAACGAACATCTTGGCTAGATTCAGGCGTTGTTAATTATCCGCAAGCTACTAAAGATAATTATTTATACCAACATGAGATAGGGTATGACGATGATGGCAGCGCGATGACCAATGTTTTTATTGAGTCAAGTGACTTCGATTTAGATGATGGCGATAGGTTTACGTCAATCTCTTCTGTGATACCTGACATAAGATTCTTACAAGATTCAAATAATGGTTCTGTCAACATAGTAACTAAAACTAGAAACTATCCAGGACAATCATTGACGACTAGAGCTACCTCAGAAATAACGTCATCAACCACTAAAGCCAATATAAGAGCTAGAGGCCGTCAAGCTGTATTGCGTGTTGAATCAAATGACGATCAATCAGGTGCTGGTAATGTATCTTTAGGTTGGCGTTTAGGGGCGACAAGGATTGATGTAAAAAATGATGGCAGAAGATGAGCAAATTACTACAAACAAGATTGCCAGTTGAGTCTAATGAATTTGCAAGAAAAGAAATTTTCAATCGTTTAGTTAGAATATTAGAGATTAACTTAGGTTCGTTTGACCCAAATTCTACGCCACAGTTTAATGACCAAGAAATCAGCACTTTAGCTTTTCTACAAGGTGATGTAATATGGAATACATCTATTGGTGTTTTACAAGTCTACACTGGCAACCGATGGATACAGCTTCATACTCCAACAAGTCCACAGGGGTATGAACTGCAAGCCTCAATAGGCTCTGTTTCTATTCAGACGAATGGAAATGTTACCGTAAATATTTCAAGTTCATCCGAAGGATGGAATATAGAAAGATGGTATTCATAGGTATATTAAATGAAAAATATAATGCAGAAAATGAATAGGAACGAAAATGAGTAAATTTAGTGATATATTTAAAAAAATATTACCTACTATTGTGTCAACATATATTCCTGGAACAAATGATTTAACTAAAGCAGCAATAGCGGCTGCAACATCAAAAGCAACTGGCGGGTCAACAGAAGATGCTTTATTAAGTGGTATTGGAACTTATGCTGCTGGTAAATACGGTATCCCACCAATGACAGGGACATCTCCAACTATTGATCCTAATGTTGCAACTGCAAGAACCAGTATAGAAAAAGCAATAGAAGCTGCAACTAATGAAATACTTAGAAGAAAACTTGCAAACGATGTGAATGGCGTTAAAGAAATGGAAGATCAAATTGCAATATTGCAAAAGCAACTTGGTCAATATCCAACCACTACAGGTGGCATCCCTAGTGCAAGTGGAACACCAGATTTTATTAAAAAAATTGGTGATTACTTTGGATTTGGTGGCGGAAGTGGTTTAGAAGATGCTTATGGTAAAGATAGTATGTTTGGTAATTTTCCTGGCGGTGCTATGGGTATGGCAGGAATAGGTCTTTTAGGTAAAGCTGTTTATGACGATACTAAAAGAAAACAAGGCGGTTTAGCTGACACTCCGCAAGTATCAATGGATTCTTTAGGTAGATACCAATTAGCTAATGCTCTTGGCACTGGTGGTACTAGAGAAGAGTTTGGATTAAGTCCAAAACCAGTATCTTTTGACTTTGATGCTATGAATCGACCAGTAGCTGCTGCAGGCGGTGGTCTTATTTCTAGACAATATTTTAGTGAAGGCGGTATAGCCGAACTAGATATGCGTGAAGGTGGCGAATCTGAAGGTCCTGGAACTGGAACCTCAGACGATGTACCCGCTATGTTATCCGATGGTGAATTCGTAATGACGGCTGCTGCTACAAAAGGCGCAGGCGCATATGATTTGAATAAAACCAAAAAAGGTATAGAATTAATCAAAACAACAGATTCAGATAGAGAGCGCGGTGTTACTAACATGCGTGAACTAATGAACATATTTGAGGCAGTGTAATGGCGCGATCAAATCAAAGAGGAGAATTTAAAGGCAGAGGTCAGGATAGAGTAAGACTGCCACAGCCAGCTATGAGACAACTACAGCCAATGCCAGTAGCACCTCCTACTGCATTACCAAATATCCAGCCAGTAATGCAACCACCTGTTATACAGCCACCAAGAGTTGGACCAACCCCCAACTTAGGCGGACAACCTATGCCACCACAATTTTTGCCAAACCCAGATGGATCTAATGTTCAACCACGACAAGAACCTAGCAACCCTTACGCTGGATCACAATTTGAAGATATGCCGCAAATACCTAGATTCACAACTCAAGATATGACGATGTGGACAAATCCTATTACAGGCAAACAAGAATCTGGAGGCAGTTCAACTCAACAATATCAAAACCGATTAAAACAATACTTTGACGCTAATCCAGGTGCGCAAGATTATTACAACTCTTTACAACCACCAGCCCCAGTAGATGATGGTACAAATGTACCACAAGATCGTTCTAAACCTATTATTGGTGCTCCAGATTTCCTATCTGGACCAACAGTCCCAGGCCCACGACCTACAATACCAACACAAACTGGTCCTATAGGGGGCGGGGAATACCAAGGTGGTGGACAACCCCAAAATGGAGTAGTAATGCCTACAGATACAAATGCTGGTATTACTGGTA